TGGGATTTTCTCTTTCTCAAGGTCAATCGTTTAACCACCAGACAACAGGCGAGCCAACCAAAAGTCATGCCGGCCAGAAACACAATGATTGTGGTTCTCATAACCTTACTCCTTAAAAATACGGGGCCAGGGCCCAAGCCAGCTAATAAAAAGCCCCAGCCAGGAGCACCAGTTCCAGGGCCCAGGACAAGGCCAGGAGACGGTCTTTCCAGGTTCCGCCCTTTAAGGGCCAAAGCCAATGTTCTTCCATGGTTCAGTTCCCTCCGGGAAAAGAAAGGGAAGGCGGGCCGGCCGCCTTCCCGATTGCATGGATATCCGCTGTTCACAGGTCCATGGGCATGACAATCCATATGGAGCCGGGGGCGAAGGCATCCAGAAGCCGCACGGGCCGGTTGGCCTCGTTGATTCCCATAACCACTGTCTCCCCCTGCATCACCGCCAGCGGTTCCAGGAGATAGCGGGCGTTAAAGCCGATGGTCAAGGGTTCCTCTTTGTTATAGACCCTCTCCAGAATTTCCACCGTTTCCTTACCGGCCCCGACTTCAGGGTTTTCAAAAGTTACCTCCGCCACTGATTCGGTCAGGGTGATGACAACCCCCCGGAATCTTTCGGTAGAGAGCAGAGAGACCCGCTTCAGCGCCGCGGCCAACTCCTGGCGGTTGAAGGTAAAGCGGTGCTCGCAGCTTTCCGGGATGATGCGCTGATAATCGGGGAATCTCCGGTCCAGCATGCGCGTGGACAACTCCTTGTCCCCGGCTTGGAGAAAGAGGGTCTGCACCTTGGGTTTGGCTCTCGTGATCCCATGTTCATCCTTATATTCCGATTGGATAACCTCAAACCCAAGCTCCACCGAACCCTCCTTGGCATGGTGTTCCACGAACCGTTTGATTTCCCGCACGGCCTTGGCTGGCACCAGAATACCCTCCGGCCATTCCAGTCTAACCAACTCCGGTTGCGCCTGTTCCGCCAGGCTCAGGCGGTGGCCGTCGGTGGTGACCATGCGAAGATGGTAATTGCCGTCCACCTCCCGCCGTTCCCACAAGGTGCCTGACCAGTTGAATTGGTAATAGTCCCCGGACATCGAGAAGCTAGTCTTGTCCGTCAGGTCCCGGAGCGCCCGAGCCTCCACCGGCACCAAGGAAGCCCCCCGGCTGGAGGGGAGGGGCGGGAACTGTTCTGCCGGGAGCGTCAGAAATTTGTATTCCGAGTCCCCGGCTTCCACCTTGACCTGCTTCTCGTCACCGGTGATTCGCAGGGTCCCTTTGGGCAGGTTCTTCACCAGGCCGTGGAAGGCGTGGGCCAGGACCGCAAGAGTCCCAGGCTCCTGCACCTCCGCCGGAAACCGGCCCTTAAAGGATAGTTCCAGGTCGGTGGCGGAGACGACAAACCCCTGGTCGTCGGCCTCCACCAGACAATGGGCCAGGATGGGCATGGTGCCCCGTTTGTCCACCACGCCCAGGACGTGTTCCAGGGCGCGGGCCAGATCGCCTTGTTCAACGCTGAGTTGCATATCTCAATTCCTCCTCATATGATTGGATTGTTTCTGTATCCTTGCAGAATTTTGACATGGGGCAGTCCGAGCATTGACAGTCCCTGCCCTTCAAATGACAACGGCGGGCAACCTCGCGGAAGTAAATATTCCCCCCCACCATGCGGAAACCCTTGTCAATCATGAGGCAGAGCGTCCCCAAAGGCGCCAGGGTGTCCCTGGGATATCCCCCACAAATTAACCCAAAGGGGGCGGTATCGTGAACCAAACTTTTTTTAGTGCTTTCTGAAAATAACAGTATCGACAGGCAGTTAGACAACATTTTTTTAAAACTTAAATTCCCTTAATAGATTTAATATATTTAATGCCCCGGCCTTTTTTAAAGTCGGCCGGGGCTAAATCTATAATGCCCCCAGAAATGCTAAAAAACCGCTGTCCTGGGGGATTCAATGCCTACTGTAGCCCAGCCTAAAACTTTCCGCCTGGCAGACGAATTTACTGACCTGCAAACCGAGCGCGGCCTGATTGCGGCCGTGACCGCCTCCGGGGTGCTCAGTAGCCGGTAGTGCCGGTCTGCCCCCCGCTTAATTCTGCCCCCGCCCCTTTCCTGCCAGGGCGGTTAATTAAGATGGTGCGGTAGCCCTCAGATAACATGGATCGCCAGGTCGAATTCTTTATAGATTAGCCCCTCCAAGCTGGGCATCTTGCAGAGCATCTCCGACTCCCAGGTTTCCCGGGAGATCTTGCGTTTGGCGGAGATGGCGTCCTCCACCGGGTAAAAGCCGTCGGCGTCCTTGGCCCTCCCTTCGCAGTCCTCCCAGAGTTCGCAATTTTCGCAGTCCCGGCCTAAGCATTTCTCCATAACGTCAAAGACACACCACTTGAACACCCGGTAGCCGCTCTCCGCCGCTTCGGTGACTACCCGGTTCATCAGGCCGTAAGCCTTGTGCATGGTGGAGTAAATCTGGACGCTTGCCTTAATGCCACTGGCAGATTTCGGTATGAGCAGGGATGCCTCGTATATCCGGTCATCAAACTCATCTACCTCATCCAGTTTTAGCTTCTGGGGGTGGGGACCCCTGACGGATTTCATCGAGGCCGTGAGTATCTGAACATTGGAGCCGTTCACCAGGTGGGTGCGGCTGCGCAGGGCCTCCCCCTCTATCAGGTGCTGAAAGGGAGGGGTGATGAAACTCTTCATGTGCTCATACATCCTGAGGCTCTGCTCCCCAGAACCCCCCAGAATTTTGGTCTCGCAGCCGGCCTTGAACACCGAGTCCAGCCAGGTCACCAAAGCGCCGTTAAAGGTCTTGCCGCCGCCCCGGTTGGCCCAGCAGATGCAGTCCATGACCTCCTCAAAAAAGGCAGCGGTGATATACTCCGCTGGCGGGGTATGTTCTGGACAGACCTTGGCCCGGGGGATATGGATGCCCCAGAAGACCTCGATGAAGTCCAGCAGCTCCTCCGGGTTTCCAAACCCGCAGACCCGGTGATAGTCCACCAGTTGCCGGATCTCCCGGGGCGCAGCTACTTTGGGGTCTGGATTCCAAGCCATTAAATGCTTCTCCTTCCTCAAAGCGCCTTGGGGCGGATCAGGTTGCCCCCGGTCCAAGGCGGATGCGGCTCAACCATCCGCCCCTCAGGGGGTCCCTCAGTGCGAACGCAACTGCCTGCGCCAAGCTCTCAAGCAGTTGCGACAGGTTGTGAATCTGGCATATAGAGTTACAATCATTGGCTCATTTATTGGCCGCCAATCAGGTTCTTGTAACCAATCCAGGCCGCAATAAGTTGTCTGCGACTTTTTGCCGTTTCTGAGTAAATGAATTGTGTTCATTCAGATATCACTTTCACTTGTCGTTTCCTGACCCCAAAAACCCTGCACCACTTTGAACTCGGATGGTAGATATCCACCCGATACCCTTGCCACTTCGGCGGCATGAGGTCGGCGAAGATGAACTGGCCCACACCGGCTACTTCGATGATGACCCCAAACCGATAATCATACCTGCCAGGTCCCCGGTAGAGACCCAGGTCCTTCGCCAGTTTCCGGGAAAGGGCGAGGCAACCGCCTTGTCGATGCACCTCGGCGGTAGTCGCCCCGGATGTTGTATGGCCCTTCAAACAGTAAGCGGTGATGATAGCCAGCGCTTCCTGCCGGGGTTGGCAATTGCCGGAAACTGGGTAAAAGGTCCATAGTAGAATCAGCCCAATGGCTGCGGCCTTGAGGACGCCCCTCATTCAGGCCGTCGGATGGTGGCCAACCCTCTGATGTTGTTTGTTATCATGCTAATCCCCCTCATCAAAAAGTGCGCGGGAAACCCCGCCATTCAGGGCGGGGTAGTTGACGTTTTGACCGAATAATCTTTCAGGACTACTCCATAGCCAGTTCTTCCCATTTATCGATTTCTTATAAACCGAAAACGGGGATGCCTTTTCCCCTGGCTTCTTTCATCAAGGCCATATATTTCTTACGAAATTCCGGATCGCTGAAGGGGTTGCCCTCTTCCAGGCTGAACCTGGTGGGGATGGTGGTGATGAGGCCGGTCCTCTCATACAAACCCTGAAGTTTGGCCCGGGCCTCGGAAGCCACACGCAGAAACCCGATCTTGGCATTTTCGGTTTGGGCCGTCTGGTAATCGCGCATGGCCTGGCGGATAATCTGTTGCCAGAAAGCTATTTCCGTCCCCAGGATTTCGCCTCCGTCCTGGTTCAGGGCGGCCTCTTTGAGCAGCTTGGGGGCAACCTTCAGGTCATGCTGCACCATGCGCCGGGAGATGCCGAAAAGCTTGGCAATTTCAGCGGTTGTGGCCCCTGCCTCATACATATTCCAAGCCTTCAGGGCACGCTCCCGACGGCGGTTGGATATTGGCTGAAATTGGCCTGAATCTTGGGGGGGAAGCGAAGCTGTCAATTTCGCCCTCTGACTTTTGGCCTAACCCTGCCTGAACGCTTGCAATACAAATGGTTCTGTGCCCCGGTGCCGTCATACCAGTCCCACGGCAACAGGCACCGTTTGCAGGTCCAGAGGTGACACCGGTCAAAGGCCGCCATGGGTTTCGGGGGGCCGTCAAAGGTGCAACCCCAACATTCGCCGGGGTCGGCGGCGGATTTCCAAAAAACACAATGCTCACATTTAAACCATGCCGGAGCGTTAGGCATATTATCTCCTATGATATTTTTGCTTACATTCCCGGTGATATATTGGGCCATCATAATTAATGTTGCCCGACCGCCTTTTGGTGATAATAAGATTCTCGGGGGTGTCCCATTTCTTACAATAGGTGCATTTTCGGTAATTAGGATTGCCACAAGCTGTTAACGCATTAATCCTGCGGTGCAACAAGCTGTGATATCTGCGATCTTGACACACCACTAAATTTTTTGGGTTATTGTTATGTTTGTTTCCATCTACATGATGAATAACTGCTCTTGATGGTAATGGTTTCCCCATAATATTTTCAATGATATAAACATGATCTCTCGTTAGCTTCCCGTTATAAACTTTTTGAAGATAGCTTTTGGGTTTTTTATTCTTTAAAAGATTATTACGATTTAGATTATGATATCTTACATATCTTAACGGTTCACCCTTTTTCCAATTCTTTGATTTACAAGTTACCAGTGCAATATTTGTTTTTTGACCACAACCACATTGACAATAGCCGTAAGGAATATGGTTAACTCCAAAAGACGTATCTTTAATTTCTCCTTCACGCCTGAGCCACGCGGGAGTGTTCATTTCATACCCTCCTTTCCCTCGGCCACCACCATTCAGCCCCCCAAGACCGGATGTATCAAGCCCGGCCACAAACCAGGCAGTGAAACCGGGAGCCGAACCGGGCACCGTGGATAATGAGGCCACACCAGCATTTGAAGTAGGTCTTAAAATCCATGCTCAATCGCCAAATACTGCCATAGCATGGGTCACTCGTTGGGGAAGATTAATTGGGGTTAAGGAAGTCCGAATGTCCCGGAGTTTCTTAACTTCCTCCTTATAGCTTTCAATCTTCTCTTCAAGAGCTTTTATCACCTCCTCCAATTTCAGATTATCTTCCAGCCATTTGTCATTGTCGGCCATTAATTGTTTTTCCCTTTGTGTTAATCGTTCATTTTCTTGCTTATACCGCTCATACTCATCCAGAAGACGCTCTATGGTGCGGGTTTGCCGCAAGATGATTTCATTCAGGACTTCCTCAAGAGAGTGGTCCTTATCAGTAATAGTTTCAGTTCCAAAAGATGTGCAAGCAACAGCAACAGAATCAACATCCTCTTGCTTTTCTGGTTTATTTGGTGCAGATTCCTCCGGCTGATTAGCTGGGTCCAAGAGAAATTTCAAGCCTTTTTCTGTAACTCTTAACATATAGGGGCACGGCTGGTTGGAACTGCTACAGTTCTCCAAGAGCCCTTCGTCAATAGCCCTTCTGACATATATAGAGATATCTGCTCGACATATGCCAGTCTTTTCCGCTATCATCTTTTGACTTACACCTTCCGACAAATTATAAACTGCATCAACAATTTTCATTATCTTCTTTTTGTTTCCCAGTCTTACTTCGGATAACATTTTTTTTAACTCTTCTGTAATGATGATGTTTTCTTTTTCTTTTTCCAATTTTTCAAATTGGAATTCTCCTGCCTTTATAGATTGCCGGATTTGGCTTGCCACGGCTTCAGCCGCCCGTTTATCCCCCACCAATAAGGATTTGCGTTGACCCTTGTAGGCAATAAAAATCCACCATGGCTTTCCTTCACCTTTTTCTTTTTGCCTAACTCTCACGCCCATAAATCAGGTCCTTTCCCAGCCTCCAAAAAAGTATCTCAGGGCATCTAAGGCGTGGTGTTCACCCTTGCCTGGTTCGTGTACCATGTAGCCCTTAAGCTCCCGGATCAGATTTTTACAGCGGTGGTGTATCAGGAGACCCGGCAGGCCATCTTCAGGCCTCACTCTCAGCCATTGCCGCACCAGCTCCTGACCCACCTCCACCGGCCGCCTGGGGGCCTTGACCTCTATCCCCAGGATTTCCGAAAGCATGGCCCGCTTGTCGGGGTCGGAAGGGTCGGCGAAAGCATAGGTTAGGGGTCCGTAACCGCTGGCCTGGTGATGGGCCAGGATCGCCTTGCCGTTTTCCAAGGTGGTGCGGTAACGCTGGTAATATTCGTCCAGCACCAGCACCCGCTCGCCCCCCTCGATGGGCTGAATCCACAGGCAGGCGAAGGGGTTCCGGTAACCGAAGTCGATACCCAGGTAAAGCTCTCCATCCGGGTTGTAGCCGAAGACGGCCAGGTTGCGGCTCATTTCAATTCCAGCACCCCCAAAATGCCCCGATAATACTCGGCATACCCATGATGACAGTTGCCCGAAGGCGCACTCTTAACCACCAACTGATAAATCTGGGTCTTGTTTCGCTATATTCCTTGGGAAAGACTCCATATACACCTTCAGGTTGTTTAGGGAGTTTGTCCATCATCAAAAAGTGCGCGGGAGACCCCGCCCTTCAGGGCGGGGTAGTTGACCTCCTTTCCTGCATTTCCCGAAGCCACTCCCGGTGTCTCCGCAGTCTGGGGTTAAACTCGGGCACATCAAGGCCTAGTTCTTTTTTCAGCCAGGCCGCCACCACCTGGCGGTGACAGAATTGGCCGGGCGGTTCCCAGCAGAGCATGATGAAGTTATCGCCCCCCAAGTCGTCGAGGACCTTCTGGGGGTTGAGTTTGTCCAGCACTTCAGCCCGGTAGGCGCGGATAAACTCCTCTGGCGGCAAGCCCGCCTTGACCAACGGCCAGGACGGGGCCAGAGGGCGGTAAGCCTTGCCAGTCCATCCTTTGGGCGACCTCCGGCAAATGGCCACCGCTTGGGGGAGGTGGCCGGAAATTCGAAAACAACTGGTGAATATCATTTCAACCTTACCTTCCTCCGCTAAGCCATGCTTTGCCACGCCGTGTGTAGCAGTCTTGATTAAAACGGTATGTCAGCAGATTCATATGGGGGGTCCATTGGGGCATCCATGCCGTTGTTTCCCTGGTGCCGCTTTTGGTTAAGCATTTTAAGGTTTTCCAACCGCACCTCAGCAGAAACACGGCTATTGCCGTCCCGGTCCTGCCATTTCCGGTAGGTCAGTTTGCCCTCAGCGCAAATATGGCTCCCTTTTTCCAGGTATTTGCCACATATCTCAGCCAACCGACCCCAAGCCACCAGGGTATGCCATTGGGTCTGCTCCCGTTTCTCGCCGGTGTTTTTGTCATGATACCTATCTGTGGTAGCTAGGCGTAATTTGGTTACAGATTGTCCGCTTGCGGTGGTATAGGTTTCAGGGTCTTGGCCCAAATGTCCAATTAATATCACTTTGTTCAAGGTATGCTCTCCTCAACCGCAGACTGGAAATAATTCAAATCCACCTCACTCTCGGCGTCGCCTCCAGGCTCAGACCCAAGACCAGAAAATGCAGGGCCTTGAGGCCATGAGTATCACCATCCGCCGGCTTGGTTTTGCCTTCCGGCAGGTGGTATTTCATAAATTCCGGGATGGTGTTCACGCACTCCCTGGAGATGGTCAGCCCACCGGGCCTGCCCTCCCTGGTATTGGCCAGGCGCTGCTTAATCAGGCTTCTGGCCAGGTTCTGCTCCTTGGGCGCCGCCACCGCGGGGAGCCGGGCCCGGCGCAGGCGGTTGATCAATTCCGGTTCCGCTGGGTCGCAGAAAAACCGTCTGATTTGCAATTCCTTCCGCCATTCCCCGGCAATGGCCATAAGGTCCTCCAGATATAGTTCCCTGCGGTATAGCTCGCGTATCAGGTGTATCCGGTCCTCCGGGGGAGGATGGTACTCCGCTGCCAGAATCACCGTGGGTTCTAGTAGCCCCCACTTCACCCCTGCGTAAACCTTGATCTGGAGTTCCATCCTCCTCCTTTTGCGGCGGCCTGAATGATTGGTAATAATCCTCAGCAGTCATGACCCAACGCCCCAGACTGTCTTGCTTAGCAGGAAGACGCCCAGCCTTGAGATGGCGGTAGCAGGTCCGCCAGTGGAGGCGTAGGAAATCGGCGATTTCCTTGACGCCGATGAACAGCCGGTCCTTGCCGCCGTTTGTCATGAATTCAGGTTTGGCCTCCCAATTCCTGTGCCCATTTATGCAGGATGGTTCTTCTCTCCCTGGGTGCAGCGTCATTGATTGCCCGCAGCCTCAGGTCAATTCGTTTGGTGCTCCAGCCGGCCCGGGCGCTTAAGTCCCTGAGGTGCCGCAATCGTTCCGCCAGGCTCACGATCCTGGGCTTTTCCACTTCACCCCGGGCGGCCGCTGCCCGTAGGGCCTTGCTTCGTGGGCTATAGTTATAAGTTCTGCTGCCGGCCCTGATCTTAACCCGGTTTTGAGACCGTTTTGGATGCTGGCATTGCAAACAATGCTGTAGGGGTCCATAGCGTTCAATTCTGGCCTGGGCTTGGTTCACGGCGCACTGCCGGGTTGAGATATTGGCCCGCAAGGCCAGGCATTCAATCCGATCCGGGCTTTTCAGGATTTCCTCAATGTTTGTGGCCTTTATCGTTTCCATAATCGCTTACCAGTTCACCAAGCCATTGTTGGGTTGTTGGTTCGCTCTCAAAGGTTGGGTTTCTTATAAGACACGGCTCGCTTCCAAGGTCTGGGCTTCTTCTCGCTTATGGCCCGCTTAATGCTATTGGTCTTCTTGGCCTCCTTGGCCCACTTTTATAGAGTGGGTTTCTTCCACCCCATGGCTCGCTTCTGACCCTTGGGTTTCTTGGGTGAGTCAGCTCGCTCCTGCCTTGAGGGTTTCTTCAAGCCATTGGCTCGCTTTCGCTTTTTGGGTTCCTTGCCAAATGTGGCCCGCTTCCATTCTGTGGGTTATTTGTATAGCATGGTTATCTTACCTTATTTGGGCGTTTTATGTTTTTTAAACTCAATTACATCAATAATCATATCATTGAATTATATAGTTGCACAACTTAATTCACCCCCAATATGTTTTTTGCCAAGGTATTCCTCAGCATAGGGCACCCTAACTGGTAGCCCTTCAATTGTCCTCCAAGCAACATATAAATCCTTCAGAAAGTTTTTGATCATATAGCGTTTTGCTGCCATGTCTCTGTGACCCTTGCTGACCTCACACCAGGGTTTGCCGTCGTCTTTGGTTCCGACGCTATCAATCGGGTTGGTTTCCTGTTCCAGTCGTGCTTTCATGGGGTAGTAATAGTTCAGGGCGTATTCTGATTTTGCCTTGATAAATCCCGGGGCCAGGATGCCCATCAGAACAACCCGTAGCTTTTTGTTATAAGGCAGGATAAATCCTGGCGTTGGCCGGTCGCCCCTTATCAAGGTGTTGGTAAGAACAATGTAGTCTTTATCCTTGCCGTCTTGCCTGATTATTCCGCAGACCTCTCCATGCTCTGCCTTGTAATCTTTGATGGGCACCCGTTTTTTGCCTCGTACCATGCCTGGGTTGAGACCAGCATATTGCCAGATTTTGCTCACGGTATCGGCGGTCTCGATATCAATGGACCCGATCAGCCAGGCCGCGGCGATTTCCCCCACTCCCCTAACTTTGCTTAACCACTCCGGCCAGATGCGGAAGCGGTCCAATATCTGGTGAAGCATCTTTTCCACCTGCTTTTCATTACGCCGTGCTTCCATGGAGATCAAATTGAAATTTTCGACGTCCTCCACTGCAAAAAACCGGCGCTCTTTTAATTCTTGGGCGCTACCATCGGCTTTCCGTCCCAACCGGTTATCCATACGTTTCCGCATATCCTGAAAGTCTTCACGGGCCCTGGCATACATTAACAGTGCGGTCTGATCCTGGGTTTTCATTCTGGTTCTCCTTAGGCTTTATTTTTGGGGCTTCTTAGCCTCATGGCTCGCTTGTTGCTTTTGGGTTTCTTGGCAAGCATGGCTCGCTTTCAGCATGTGGGTTTCTTAGCGCATGTGGCTCACTTTTGACCAGTGGGTTTCTTGGGGTTCATGGTTAGCTTGCGCGTTATGAGTTTCTTGTGCCTTTTGGCTCGCTTCTTGCCATTGGGTTTCTTGCCGGATTGTGGCTCGCTTGAGCTTCCTGGGTTTCTTTCATTGAATGGCTCGCTTCTATTCAATGGGTTTCTTCTGAATTTTGGCTCGCTTTTGACCCTTGGGTTTTTTATGGATAGTGGCCTGCTTCCGGTTGTCGGGTTTCTTGTCCATGGTGGCTCGCTTCCTTCCTATGGGTTTCTTCGAATGGGGTGGCTCGCTTGTATTACATGGGTTTCTTTCGCTCACTGGCTCGCTTTGGCTTCTTGGGTTTCTTTGGAAGTCTGGCTCGCTTCCAATCACTGGGTTTCTTGAAACTGTTGGCTCGCTCCCGTTATTTGGGTTCCTTCGCCTTCATGGCTCGATTACGGCCCATGGGTTTCTTTTTGCCACTGGCTCGCTTGGGACAAGAGGTTTTCTTCTTGGTCATGGCTCGCTTATTTACCATGTGTTTCTTTTGAGTAAAGGCTCGCTTCCGGCGAACGGGTTTCTTCCATGTTCTGGCTCGCTTGTAAGGGTTGGATTTATTCCAGGTTTTGGCTCACTTTATCTCCTTAGTCAATTTAGAGTTATTGTTTGAATTATACCATACTTAATTGCATTGCAGTATAACTTAATTCACCTCCTATATGTTTTTTACCAAGATATTCCTCAGCATAGGGCACCCTAACCGGCAGCCCTTCAAGTGTCCTCCAAGCAACATATAAATCCTTCAGGAAGTTCTTTATCATATAACGTTTTGCCGCCATGTCCCGGTGGCCTTTGCTGACCTCACACCAGGGTTTGCCGTCGTCTTTGGTTCCGACGCTATCAATCGGGTTAGTTTCCTGTTCCAGCCGTGCTTTCATGGGGTAGTAGTAGTTTAGGGCGTATTCTGATTTTGCCTTGATAAACCCAGGGGCCAAGATGCCCATCAGAACAACCCTTAGTTTTTTGTTATAAGGCAGGATAAATCCCGGCGTCGCTCGGTCGCCCCTTATCAAGGTGTTGGTAAGAACAATGTAGTCTTTATCCTTGCCGTCTTGTTTGATGATTCCGCAGACCTCTCCATGCTCTGCCTTGTAATCCTTAACCGGCACCCGTTTTTTCCCTCGCACCATGCCGGGGTTGAGACCGGCATATTGCCAGATTTTGCTCACGGTGTCGGCCATCTCGATATCAATGGACCCGATCAGCCAGGCCGCAGCAATTTCCCCGATTCCCTTGATATTGCTTAGCCATTCTCCCCAGATGCGGAAGCGGTCCAATATTTGGCGAAGCATCTTTTCCACCTGCTTCTCATTACGCCGTGCTTCCATGGAGATCAAATTGAAATTTTCGACGTCCTCCACTGCAAAAAACCGGCGCTCCTTCAAGGTTTGGGCGCTGCCATCGGCTTTGCGGCCCAGCCTGTTGTCCATGCGTTTCCTCATATCCTGGAAATCTTCCCGGGCCCTGGCATACATGAGTAATGCGATTTGGTCTTGGGTTTTCATCTTGCTTCTCCTCATCTCATCTTGTGGGTAATTATGGTTAGTTGTTCGCTTTCGGTTTCTGGGTTTCTTAACTGAACTGGCTCGCTTCCGTGATATGGATTTCTTGCAACTTCTGGCTCGCTTTCAGTATGTGGGTTTCTTAGCGCATGTGGCTCACTTCTGACTCGTGGGTTTCTTGGGGTTCATGGTTAGCTTGCGCGTTATGAGTTTCTTGTGTTTTTTGGCTCGCTTCTTGCCATTGGGTTTCTTGCCGGATTGTGGCTCGCTTTCGCGTGTTGGGTTTCTTCCACAAAATGGCCCGCTTTCGAATGATGGGCTTCATTCTTCCCCGTGGCTCGCTACACTTATGTGGGCTTCTTTCAGTTCGTGGCTCGCTTATCGCCCATGGGTTTCTTATGTCAAATGGCTCGCTTGTGGCCAATGGGTTTCTTGAGCGATTTGGCTCGCTTACACAAACTGGGTTTCTTTCATCATACGGCTTCATTTTTTCATGCAGCCTTTCTTGCCTGTTTCAAGAACCGGGCGATCTCCCGCCGTAGCTCATCCAGGCTCGCCACCACCTCTTCCCTTGGCTCCACCCATCCATTCCGGAGCCATCGCAGGAGCTGGCCGACCAGCTCCTCGACCTTCAACCCTCTGTCGGCCCGCCTGTGTTCTTCGTAAAGCTGGGGTGTGATAGTGGCTTGGATTGCTGGAAACCCACGCTTCACTGGCACATGGCGCTGCATGCCATCAGAGCCGATTACCGCCACAAAATTCCGGCCCCATGATTCCAGATTCCTGACCGGGACATTGAGCAGTCTCGACACCTCTTCGATCGGTGCCCCTAAGTCCAACATGGCCGCCACCAGGCGCTTGCGGGTAATGCCGTCCAAAGGATATCCATGCGCGGCGTTCTCCCGGGTGAACTCTTTCAAGACCTCCAGTTCATTCTCAAATTTTTTGTAAATCACCTCGGTTTTGTGATCCGGCCCAAATTCTTGCATCATGGCCGTAAACCGGTGATTTCCGCTTATTATCCGGTTTGTCCCCTCCTCCACAATTAGGGGCGGGATTGCAGCTCCCATACGGTAAGACTGCCGATAGCGGCTCACAAAGACCGGGTTGATTGGGCGCAGCTCGATAAGTTTTGGGTCAACCACCAATTCACCGATTCTCACCTGTGTTTTCACGGAAACTCTCCTCTCTCATCAGTCGTATAGTTTGTTATCCATGCTGGTGATGATAATCTCCACCCTGGGGTTATGGCTCACGCCCATGATGCGGGAGCCGTCCCAGGAAACAATGTCTCGGTCATTTTTGATTATGCCAACCCTTTCCAGAATGTCCGCCGTAGCCGCCATTAGGTTGTTAAGGTCCGGACGCCGGTTGTCAGCCAGCCAGTAACTGGCCTGAACCTGCACAGGGCAGTTGAACCTTGGCCCCTGGTAATCCGCCAAGCTGAGTAAAGCCATCTTTTCGTATTCCCGATAAGTTTTGGATTGTATGATTAATGGCTTCCCGTTGACGCAGCGGGCCATCAAGTTGTTTTTTTTAGGGACTGGGCGCCCCGGGATTTTGAGAACCGCCATCATATCTTGGTCTCCATAGTGATATCCAGCCAGTCGAAGGCTTTTTCAAAGACCGGCTGCCACAGGTGGTGGGGAAAGGCCAGAACCCAGAAGATCGCCGCGACAATAGCGCAGACAACGAACCAGGAGACCGATACGAACAGCATCAGTTGCCGTTTCATTGTTCACCCCAGATGGGCCCGGGCCGCCTCCGGGCCTTGCTTAACACCCTCAAACCACAACCTTGGTCCGTTCCCCTGGGCGGCTCAGGGGGTTATGGGGGTTATGTGGTTTATCTGCATTGCTCTGTGTCCCTGCCTCGCCTCGCCTGACATGGCCCCGACGTGCCTCACCTCGCTTTGCCCGGCCTCGCCGCGCATAGCCTTGAGGTGCCAAGCCTTGTTTTGGTAAATATTATTTCCCCCAAGTTTCCCGTATCGCCTCGATAGATTCGGAAAATCTGGTCAATTTGCGTAAATCCTGAAAGCTGAGCCACACTCCTGATTCCCCTGTTCGGTCATTCTTATCTTCGGTGATTGAAGTCAGAACCGGACGCTCCGGAAGGGGTGGGGGAACGATTACTGGTTTGGTGGCGCAGCTATTTACGGTCACCGCGCCAGTAATCAATAAGCTCGCCAGGAGAAGCCTGGTCCACCTTTTCATAACGCTTTTGCTCCTCTCGTTTTGTTTCCAGGGTTTTCTCAGCCACTTCCGCCCGGGCCTCTGCCTCCTCTGCCCGGCGTTTGTGCCAGGTACCCCGGAGCCATAGACCCAGAAGCCCCAGGGCCCCGGCCAGGACTGCCCCGGCTTTGGAAAACAACAGACTCAGCAGCCATTCCATCACGCCTCCTCCCGGGTTCTTTTCTGCAAAAGCCACCACCTGATTTTGACGCTCAAGGCGTCGCAGACCCCCAATCCCAGGGCAAAGGCGACCATGGCCATGATAAGCCCTGAGCCGATTCCAAAGCCGATTTTCAGCCACTCCAACATGGCGCCTCCCTCAGAGGGTTATTTGGCCCCCAGGTAGTCCTCGAACCTGCAAATTTCCGGCATGAACACCAAGTCCAGGGTGCCGATGGGGCCATTGCGGTGTTTGGCGATGATGACCTCCGCCAGGTTGGCCTTGGGGCTGTTCTCCCGATACACCTCGTCCCGGTAGAGCAGTAGCACCAGGTCAGCATCAGCTTCCAAACTCCCACTCTCCCTGAGATCACTTAGCCTTGGCCTTTTGTCATCCCGGTTCTCCACCTGGCGGTTAAGCTGGGCCAAGGTGAGGATGGGGATGTTCAGCTCCTTGGCAATGCCCTTGATGGACCTAGAAATGCAGGCGATCTCCTGTTCTCGGCTCCTTTCCCCCGGGACGTTCATGAGCTGGAGGTAATCCAGCACCACCAATCTCACCCCGAGGCGGTATAACTTGCGGCAGCAGGACCGCAAGGTCTGGGGGGTAAGGTGTGACCGTTCCAGGATGTAAAGGGGCAGTTTATTGGTTTCCTGGAGGGCTTCCTCCAGTTTGTGCTCCTCTTCGGGGGACAGAGCCCCTTTTCTGAGCCGGTGGTGGTCAATCCGGCCTATCACGCTCAACAGTCTCTGGGTGAGTTGTTCCTTGGCCATCTCCAAGCTGAGGAAGCCGGTAGGCACCCCGCTTCTCGCTGCCCGGTAGCAGATGTTCAGCCCCAGGGCAGTCTTCCCCATGCCCGGACGGCCAGCCAGGATGATGGAATCCCCGTTCTGAAACCCCAGGGTCCGATAATCCAGGTCAAGATAACCGCTGGTGACGCCCAGCAGTCCGCCGCAGGTTTTCAGCTTTTGCAGTTTGGCATGTTCCTGAAGCGCTAAGTCTTGCCATGGCCAGACTTCCTTTTCCCCCTGGTCCAGCCCGGCGGTGACCTCAAAGATGCTCTCCTCGATGTGGTCCAGGAAGGCTTCCAGGTCATCTACCGGCTGGTGACAGTCCTGCAAGGCCCGCTGCAACTTGGCCGTCAGGTTCCGCAAGACGGCTTTTTCTCTCACGACCCTGGCATAGTGCCTGGCATTGGTAGAGGCGGCAAGTTCGTGATAAAGGCCCGTGATGAACGTTACCCCACCAGCGTTGTCCAGTTCGCCTCTCTCTTTGAGCCACCTGGTGACGGTGAGATAGTCCACCGGCAGGCCTGCGTCAGCCACCCCCAGAATGGCCTGGTAGATGAGGCGGTGGGCGGTCCAGTAAAAATCCTCCGGGCTGATTTCCTCCCGCAGGTCGTCCAGAAAGTGAGGCGAAACCAGAAGACACCCCAAAAGGGCTTGTTCTATTTCGCAATTGGCTAGAGGTTCAGCGGTCCTGATTTTGGTTTTGGTTTGACTTTGGTTCACACCGTGCCTCCCCTTAGCAGGTCCCTGGCTTCCAACAGCCATTTGGTGGCTTCAGTAGCCCTGGGGTCGTTGCTATTGCGGTCGGGGTGCGCCGCGAAGATGAGGAAGGTGAGGTGGTAGCGCAGTCCCTCAATGATGGTCTGGTGAGCACCAATGGTGTGATAGAGCTTCCTGACTTCTTCCTGGAGCCTGCGCAGCTCAGAGGCCTCCCATTGTTTTTCGGCCTGCTCCGCTTCTTTTTTGGCCCGCCAGCAGTCATAACACCGCACCTTCCAGCGCTCGTCATCTTCCCGCCAGAACTCCTCACCGCAATCGATGCACTCAAAATAAGGCATGGCCGTTAATGCACTTGGGTTGATTCTCCACGGCAGACACAGGGCCTGCCAAAGGTCCTGCCGTTTCCCTCCACGATCTCAATGCCGCGTCCGCCGCAGCGGGGACATTGAGGGTCGGCCCGGGACCTTTCATCCGGCCGCTTGTCACCGCCTATGTCTTTTTGGGCTTGGTCATACCGTCCCTCCAAGATTTCCACCCGGTTCCGCACCACAAATTCCAGGTCGGCCCGCCAACCCCGGCCATTCTCTCCCCGGAGAAAAGGAATGCCCCCGGCCTTAATAAAGAGCGCCCGCCACCACTCCGGGTCAGGCTGTTCCCGGATGGCTGGGCGCAACTTCCGGGTCCGTTTCTCGGAGCACGGCAGGATCACCCGGGGAAAGACCTTATCGGCCGTATCGTTCCACAAAGCGGCCAACAGGTTTGGGGTTAATGTCTGCTTAGCGCCATTGCCGTTGCCCCCTGGAATATTGTCCGACTTGTTCTCTGGCAAGGCGTCGCAGTCTGGAGGTTCAAAACCTTCCAGACAACCAACCCCTGATTGAGGGTGGTCGGTGGACGGCGGAGCCGGTCCGCCGACTACCTCCCCTTTAGGGGAGGTTGCTAGAAAGTCAGTAGTCGGTGAGTCAGTTGTCAGGGCGTTATGCTTGCGTGAATTCACAGAAGCACTTTCGTTAATTAACGAAAGTCCTTCGGAGTTTTGGGGTGGGTCGGGGTAAATGCTTGGTTTTTCTGTAGAATGTGGTGATTGGTGCTTGGTGAAATTCAGGACTTTTATGAGTTTAAAGCCATTAACGGAATAGCGGCTGATGAAGCCTGCCTCCTGAAGTTTGCACAAGAGGGACTCAACGCCAGGCTCAGGGTCATAGTAGGGAAAAATTTCTGCCTTAATCCGTTTAGGTCGGTCCTCTAGTTTCCCGTCTCGGTCTGCCAAGCACCAGAGTCCCTCAAAGAGCAGTTGGGCGTAGGGGCCAAGTTCCGCCAAATATTCGTTTTTGAAAAATCCAGGTTTCAGACTTCTGGCTCTCATAAATCCACCTTTGGATTATTGTTATTTGGTGGGAGTAATCTGATACATTGGCCGTCGATCTGGATAAGACCCAGCTCGGCCATGGCGTTCAGGAGGGATTGAAGGTATTCGGGGGTTTCGTCAACCTCGTCCGCTAACTTTTCCAGGGGATAGGGTAGGCCAGGTTCTAGATAAATCCATCCTTCATCGTCGGTCTCCAAAGCCATTTCCAGAAGCACGTAAAAAGTCTTCCAGGAACCGGGATGCCGGCGGCGCAGCGTCTTGATCTTGCGGTGGTTTCTGGTACCGAGATACAGCCTCCCCCAGGTTCGGCCCATCATCCCCCCCCTTTTTTTTTAAAAAGCAAAACCCCAGGGGCAATAAACCCCTGGGGTCTGCGCAGGCAAGGCAAAAATGGTCCCGAGTGCCCCCGGCTGCCGAATGGGATTTGCAGCCGCAGACCGGCCTCGGGCATCCGGCCTGTTCTTCACCCGGTCGGTTGGAGGCTGGGGAAGCATAGCCCTGAGTGTCCCCGGCTCAGGGCTTTGGTATGACCGGGTTACTCTGACGAGGAGGGGCAACCCCGATGGTGAGAATATGCTAGGCGGGTCTGAAAACAGCTGTCCCCAAAGCGCCCTGGGGACACTTTGGAGACAGGACTTTTTGGATACGATAAAGCTTTTTTTATTTTGATTTTGAGAAGTTAATTGGAGGCGGCAACCGGATTCGAACCGGTTGTAATAGGGAAAATTTAATAGAGACATTAAGGGGTTTTTGGAATTATTTTTTCTTTGGAGACAAATTGGGGACATCGCCCCACACCTCCATTAATGCTTCAACGCGCATTTTTGCATATCTCCTTGTGCTTGTCAAGACTTTGTGCCCCAAAAAATCACCAATCTTCCTCTCAGATATGCCCCGGTTGATTGCTTGAGAAGCTAAAGAATGCCTGGTTCCCTCATAGCAATTAACATTTATGCCCGCTCTTTTGGCCGCCCGCCTCCAATAATGAGAAACCATGCACTGGGTCAGAGGTTTCCCTTGATGCGTGAACACCCAGCCAGATAATTGCCGCGGCAATGTTAAAATGGCCTTTTTTACCTCTGGATGTAGGGGCAGATAGCGGACGTCTCTCTCTTTGGTGTAGGGCTTATATTCATTTCGGTTGAAGCTCGCAGAAATCCTTACGATATTGTTTTTCAGGTCAATGTTTTCCCACCGCATAGCCCGGGCCTCAGCCGGGCGGCAACCCTGCTTCATTAAAAAAAGGTAAAAAGCTCGCCTCACCGGATCTTTCATCTGCGCCAGGATCAGGCGCTGTTCTTCTTCGGTAATCCACCTGGTTACTGGTTCACCTTTTTCCACCTTGGGAAATTCCGGCAACACCAGTATGTCTTTGCGGCGATAAGCGTCCCTGAGCAGCTTATGCAAAATTCCCATGATGTTATAAACGGTTTTGGCCGACAAATGCG